TAATACTCATAAACGCAGAGTCTTTGGGAAACTTGTTACTTAGGGGTAGGTAATGTAAGAACTTCTTCGTAGTCTTTGGAAGAAATCTCAATCCACCCTAATTCAAAATCAACCCATCTTTTTTGAACTTCTAAATGTGCTACTTGTTTATCTTCTGCCATTAGGGAATCTAAGAAAGCCTTTTGTAAATTGTCTATGTCTGGTTTTGATTGATGAAATCTACCATGATGCAAGGCCTTCTTTTTCTTTGACCAAGATGGAGGCACTGGAATAAAAAATGTAATTGAAGCTCCCACTGGGGGGAGGATAAATTGTTTTCTTTTTGCTTCAGCTCCAAGATCAATTTTGTATTGATTGTATTTTTCCAACCTCATTAATCTGCTTAAACCAGCTGGGCGTAATTTTTCTCTAGGTATTCTGAAAAATATAGAATCACCTTGAGTTGCTCTAACATGTGTTTGAGGGGTTATGTTAAGTATGACTTTTTTTAACATTTTATTTCTGTTATTTTGTAATGTTTTTTTAAGTCTTTCTCTATTTGTTTTTGGAGAACAATTGAAATATATCCTTTTGTTGTTTGTCCAGTTTTTGCCGTAATTAATTTAATACAATTTAATATCTCTTTTTCTACTCTAAATGATTCTGTGGTATTTTGTTTCATATTGTGGTATTTATTACACAAGGTACAAAGTTTTCTATTAGTAAACAAAAAAAACCTCCTTTTTTAAGGGAGGCTAAGAAAGAAAACATAAAACTAAACCGAACCTACTTTTTCCTTGCCATTGCTGATAGCTTGGAGAATTTCTTTGCACCATATTTTTTACGGCCTATAGAGGCTGCTACTGCTCCTCCAACTTCTTTAGCATGCTCAGGGCTCATTCCTTTCTTTTCGTACGCTGATGCGGCTTTATTTTCTATTGCAGCGAATCTAGCTCCTGATCCTAATTTTGCTTCCATGTTATTAATTTTTACCAGTTACTTTTTCGTAAACCTTTTGTAATATACCTTTTTTATCTTCCTCATCACGCATTGAGTTCATCATTGCACTTTTTCTAGCTCCAGGTGTTACTTTTATTTCAATTGTTTTTTTATTAGCAATTTCAGCAGCTGTTTTTTTTCTAGCATCTTCCATTGCATCAACAAAATCTTGATCTTCTTTTTTAACTTGAGATACTGGCACATTTTTTCTAAGTTCAGTGTCCATTACAGCTACTTTTTTCATTGTTTTTAACTTACGAATAGGCTTTTTAACACTTTTTGGATTTTGATCCATGTCTGGCTGTTGCGATTCATCTTGCTCACCATCACTTGTAATTTGTTCCAATAACATAATTATTCAATTTATAACCCAAATATACAAAATATTTTTACCACCCATGCCATTTCTATTAAGAAAAAATCCGAAAAGTCCTACATCAACACTTAGCTGAGGTACCCCCCTATATTTTTTTTTCTTTCTCTCGCTGGGGGTTTCAACTGCACAGCACCCAGTACCCTAATATTTTGGATCTCTTGCAGGTTTCTTGGTTTGGGTTGGGGTTTGGCTATGGCATTGGGTTTGGGGTTGGTTGTTTGCTTTTACTCTTGCAATTTACTTGGCTTTCTTTGTGGTGGTTGGTCCGGCAATTCTCTTGTGTTGGGGTTAATTGGTTAAAGGGTTAAAGGGGATAGAATCGTTTAATTATGTAGCTACATTTCTTGTTTTTTAATTAAATTAATGCTATTTTTGTAGCTACAAATATTTTTATGGCAAAAAGCAAACCAATTGGAGTCAGATTTGACTTAGATAAGTTAGAAATGATTCAAAAAGAGCAGAATTTGACTTCTATGCAATCTGTTTTAGATTATCTTATGGATTTTTATTTAGCACATAGCCAATCTGATAAAATAATGGCAGAATTAGATAAAATCAAAGTTAAAAGAGGAACACCTTTCAAGAATATGCTTCCTTACGACATAAATAGCTCAATAACGGCAGATTATCCAAAAGTGGTAGCAATACCTCATGAGAACATGAAAACGCCGCCAAGGGGCTTAAAAGGGCTAGATTTACTTATTTGGAAAGCAGAAAATTGGAAATAATTCGTATCTTAGCTAAAATATTATGATATGTCTGAGCAAAAATTCTCATATTTTGTATCTTATTTAAAAGATTCATTTGACCAATCTGTTGTTTGGCATCATCAAACAGATTCATATGCTGTTCATAAAGCTTTAAATAATTTTTATGATGAAATCGTTGGATTAACCGATGGATTAGTAGAAAGCGTAAGTGGAATATATGGCCGACCAGAAAAATATCAAATAGATAGTCCAGTTGATTACAAAAATTTAGAACAAGTTGTAAAATACTTTAAAAAAATGTATGATACAATTCAAGAAGATAGAAAAGAAATTTACCAAGAAACATGGGTTCAAAATCAAGTAGATGAAATTGCTACTTTATTTGCTGAAACTTTATATTTACTTAGTTTAAAATAGTTACTGGTCCGCGATTTGAACGCGAAATGACAGAATCAAAATCTGTAGTGTTGCCAATTACACCAACCAGCATTTATTATTTATTGACTTGGCGCTTGATCTTCTAATATTTTTTTCCCGGCATCTGATAATGGTCTTGAAAATAATCTTAATTTCTTACCAGTATTTGGACATACAAAAGTAATGCCAGCATCTTGGTAAGCCTTTAATACTATTTCTAATCCACCATCACCATCTGGGCTAGCTCCTACTACATGTGGTTCATCATAATCAAACTGCATACAGAAATCACATCCTTCTGTATAAACTTGTATTTCTTTTGGTACTTCTGTTTTTTTCTTTGCCATTTTACTTTTCGTTTATTTCGTTTATGTCAACTATTTTTACTTCTTCCCCATCTATCATTGCATCCAGCGTAGTTTCAATCATATCCCTTTGTTCTGGAGTCAATAAAGCAACTTTTTCATGTATTGCAGGAATTGCAAATACATCGCTATTTATTTCTTTTTTAATACCATTCCTTACTTCTTCCGTTAAAAATGGGTGAGTAACAATATCCTGAAATATCCAGTTAAGCTTATTACTATATGTTTTAAATAATTTTTCACCTTTCGTTTCAGGAAATTGTCTGCAAAAATCTTCAAACTGCTCTTTAGCCATTATTAGATTTTGTATAGCACTTATAATGTTAGCACTCATTTATTAAAATTTGTATGTAGATCTTCTATTGTTTGTAAATATTCTCTTGCTTTTTCTACTTTTGTTTGGATGCGTAAAATATCATCTTCATTTCTATCAATAGGAAAAAACAATATTCTTTCGCTTGCAGGTACATCCTTAAATGTCATATTAAACTCAAGCTTCCAAGCTTCTTTTACATATTCAATACTTTCTTCTGAAACAACATTCATTTTATAAAGTAACGACTTCTTTTCTTGCTCAATAATTCCAAATGGCGTATCTAATAAACAAAATGTTACATATGCTTTTGTTGCTCCAGTAAGCCACATATAAGACTGCATTTGCGCATAGTATAAACTATCCACCTTATCTAATATATTACCCATAAATGTCCATAAGTCATAACTAGACTTAACATCATAAATAATACCAGTACCATTTTCAATATCAATTACATCTGGAGTGCCAGCAATAAAATCATTAGTAAATTTTTCTGTGTTTTTTACATAATAATTTTTAGGCTTACCTAAATAATCTCCAAGAAATTCAATTGCTTCATCTTCAACTTCATTACCTTTTCGCATTTGCTTTGTTTGTATGTCTTTTCTTCTACCATACTTTTCAGCAATATATACTTCAAGTAAATGCTTTTGAGCTGTTTTAGATAACAATCCAGCTTCTTTATCAGCTTTAGTAATTGGCTCAGTTAAAAGATAACCTACAGAGCTTGCTCTTATTTTTGTTTCATTCCATTTCATAATTTACAGCGTTTTAAGTTTATTATTGTAGTATTCTAGTAATTCTGGGTTACTTTTTGACATTAACTCCCAGGCCTTTAACTCTTCTTTAGTTTTGCAAGAATCAATAAAATCTTTTGTTTTTTCTGCTAATGTTTGTTTTGATTGAGTAGGAATAACTTCTTCTTTAATATAATCTTCATAAGGTACACCAACAAATTCACAAAGTTCTTTTTGTCTTTTTACATTTTCAGCATGGTATTCTTCTACTAATTCTCTTGCGACATCAAGAGCTTTATCAGCTGACTCTCCTTGATTAAGAGAAAATTCAACGCCAATTTTTTCAGAAGAGTAGTTACCTAAATTAAAGGTTCTAGTGTAGCTAACGGTTTGGATGTGCATAATACTTATTTTATTCTTGTTACAATTGTTTTGTTTTCAATAAATTTCACCTTAAATGTTTTGTCTTTATGTTCTTGTTTTCTTTTTAAATTTGATACCATAACCATAACCGATGTATATGGATTATCTAATCTAATATTTTCCCCTAATTTTAAATCAGCAACCTTACTTGAAACCGATTCTGGATCTATTTTTCTTGCCATTTTTTGTATTTTTTGTAAAATTAATTTAATTAAATTAAATAACCAAATTAATTTAATTAATGTTCATTAATAGAAAACTTTTGCATGAATTTTCCGAATAATCCATGCAATTTTACCACAATATGTAAAATAACTAGAGTATAATATGTAAAATGTTGTAACATAATTAGGGTATATATGTCACACATTTTCAAATAATTGTGACATAATTTGTTAATTGTTTAAATTGGTCTTGTTATATCTTGTAACATATAAATAGTACTATTTGTTACAAATAGGTGCAAATGAATATAAATGGGGGCAAATTGCCAAAGTCAGTAGTAATACTACGACAATGTTCACATTTTTAAACCTTTTACGGGTTCGTGAACATAGTTAAAAAGGAAACAAAACAAAAAGCCCCCAGTGGGGGCAGACCTATAATACTGAGACTATAGGGGGGGGGGAAATGACTCACTAGCAGTTCATATGGTATGCTAGTAAGTACTATTATTGCAAATATAATTATAAACTCTTGTTGTACCTAAATTATAATATCCTGCACATAAGTGTAATATCAATACACTTATTCGTACGATAATGTGCCTTAAAGTAACATATGGGTATTGTTATGTTACTTTTAAGGGATAAACTAACCTAAGAATATCTTTAAAGTTCTTTTACCATCCTGATAAGATAACTCAATAGATTTAAAATCACCCAATTCCTTATATAAGGTCAATATCCTTCCTATTGGCTTATCATTTTTAGCATGATTAATTATCTCTAATCTAGTTATTTCAACCGATTCTAGTTGTTTTGGTATTGAATTATAATCGTTTCTATTGTCCATAAATAATAATTTTAGTAAAATTACAATTTTATACGAATAAAAACCCCCACATAGAAATGTAGGGGCGTATTTACTATAAAAAACCACCACCAAAATCAATGATTACTTCTGTAAAATGAATTTTTTTTTTACTAAGTTAAGCTTTGCTCTATATTCTAGAATCAAAGATTTAAGCTCATCTCTTGTTGGCCGAACTGTCTGCCTAGCTGTTTCTCTAAGGTATTCAACTAATGCTCCATTTTCTTCGTGTAATTTATGTTCAAATTCTTCAATATTACCTGTTTTAAAGTAATTACATTCCATGCATTGTGGTTTGCAATTTTGTTCCATCCATCTAGTTCCTAAATTTGATCTTCCCATAAAATGGCCACATTGTATTTCAGCTATAGTATGTTTACCACCACATGTAAAACATTCAACTATACCATTTTTATCAGCATGTTTATTTCTAATATATTGGCTAAATACCGCATCTAAATCTTGAACTAAATTTTGAAAACTTTCAGTATCATCTTCAAATTCTTCCATTCTTTTTTGCATAGAATGTATTGTAGCGCATTGTTTGCACATTTTTTTAGAAAAATAATAATCAATATTACCACAATTAACACAACGCTTTTTCTTTACTATTATTGTTGAATTTCTCATATTTTTTCAAGTGCATTTTTTACATTAGCCCAATAAAATAAATCATCAGGATTGTTTGTTTTTAACTCAATTTCTTTTTGAACATAAGTAATAGCACTATTTTTTGCTTTCATAATTCTATTTTCAAAATCAGTTACTCTATCTTTTAAAAAAAAGTTTAAATATTCCAGAGCTTGAG